TCACCGAACCGGAAGAACCGGATGGATTGCGCTCCTGCATTTTTCGGCAACGGGGCCGTCTGACCAAACTCCGCTTTACGCAAAGCCTGAACCGCGTAGTCCAGCAGTTGCTTGCTGAAGTACGTCTGATATTGATTGTTAATCGACGCTGGATTATTAGTTTTTACTGTAGCCATAATGGTCTATGCACTTTCCCCATCAGTAACCACCGTGGGAGGCGTCAACTTCTGCTGCCCGTCTCTTGAGTTCTGCGAATTGTTCAGACGCAGACATATCATCAAATGACGTTGGGCCAGCAGTGGAGCCAACCGGATCGGAGCCACCAATGGATAGTTTATTTCGTAGTTCACCGTTTTCCTCTTTCAAGGAGGCGATCTGGTTTTGGAGTTCGGTTGATTGTCCGGCTTTAATCTGCATAGCTACCAAGTCAGCGGCATCAAGTATTCC